TATCTTTCCGGATTCAAATGCATTATAATTATTATAAATCTCATAGGCAGTATATCCAAGACTAGCCGCATAGACTACTGGAAGAAAAATTACTTCATCAGTTCTTTGTCTGTCTTCATTTATTATTTCATTAAACTTCATAAACGTATTTATCCTACCGTTTTACTGCTCGGTTTGCCGCACTAAAGGTTGCCCTAGGTACTAGTTTCATAGAACCTTTTGGACTTGCTAGAACATATCCTTCACCACCTGTATTACCATTAATACTCTGTTTAACTGTTGAACTTTGGCTATCCATATCCTGTATGACTTGATCTTTAACTTTCATAATAGTGTTTACTACTTCCCAAAGACTACTAAAACCTTGTGCGTTATCTTGAATGTATTGTGCTATCTTTACTTTTTTATTTTTACTTACTCTTGGTGTAGTCTCTAACCATTGTGCAAAATCACCGCCTAGGTTACTAAGTCCTGTGTCTACTTTACTGTTTGTATATGCATAAAGTATATCTGCAAAGTCTGTTATCTGTAGACTTCCTAGTGTGCTTTTATTTAATAGACTATCTATTGCTTGTGCATCTTTCTTTATAATTCTTTCTGCATTGTCTAAAGGTGCGTTTGGAACCTGTGGTGCTTTCTCTACAGTCACTGGAGGAAAAACAAGTACTTCATCACCTATAAAATTATCTGTATCAGTTGGTTTAGTTTCTATTCCATCTATCCCAACTTGACTATGAACTACAACACCTGTTTTACTTGCACTAATTTTTTTTCCTAGTTCACTGTTTGTATCAACAGAGTATGTTACAATTTGTGGTTTGAATACATAACTTCCTTCTTCAATCTTTGGAGTGTTAAAGTATAATAGATCACCTTTAAAAAATCCTACGTAAGTATTTGGAACTGCCTTTTCATACATAGCAAATACATTTTTCATATTTGCAACAAAAGGTCCATACCCTTTAGGATCTTTAGCATAGCCAGGTCTAGCCTTTAACATTGCTTCTAATGCTTCTGCACTAGTAGCCTTTCCATCATAACCTTTTGCTACAAAGCCGCCTTTGTCTGTAAGTATAAATTCTCCGTTCTGATTACGTCCGAATATAATTGCAGGACTGCCATCCCACTTAACTGTAACATCAGAGTATCCGCCTTTTTCTAAATTCCTAAGACTATTTAAAACTCTCATTGCTCCAGCAGAACCTTCAAAGAAAATAATATCTTCAGCATGTTGTATACGTGCAGATGCTTCTAATAATAACGGCTTATTGAATTGGTGAAATCTCATAGTCCTGCTAACTCTATCATTCTGTAAAACTGTTTACTCTCTGGTAACGTAAGTTCTTCTCTAGCAAAATTATCTCTAGCATCTGCTACTAGTGTTTCATAATCGCTACGAGGTTTAATCATTGTAATAATACTTTCTACACTATCAAGGTCAGGTTGCTTTGCACCTTTGCCTAAAAGCATCTGTGCTATTTGATTAGGATCTTTTGTAATAACTTCTTTAGTTTCTCTGTTAACTAATCCTTTTGTAGGTGACCACATCATACCTTGTGCTTTTGCAATACTAGCAAGAAGAATCATACGGTGCGATCCTTTGTATGGAGTATTATCTCCACTGCCTTTCAATGCAAACTTCATCCAACTAGGATCTCCAAACATCAGATCTGTCTGTACATATCCTTGACTTGGATCTCCGTTGATAGGAGTTTTAAAATGTACACTGATACCTGACTTTGCTACCCATTTTCTAACATCATCTTCAGGATGATTTTGTTTTGCCCATGCCGCCAACTTATTATACAATTCTTGCTTATCTACTTCTGCTTGATTAACTGCAATGTCCATGTCGCCACTAGTACTTCTGATACCAGTTGATCCTAGTTTAAAATCTTTATGAGGTATGCCTGTTATTGCTTCGACCCATGCAAGAGTAGGATCTACGTCTCCTTGGCTGATACGTTGTGTAACTGGCTTACCTTCCTCATCTTTAAATATATTTCCGCCTTCTTTAATTATCATGTCTTACCTCATTAATTCTATCAATTCCACGGGTAAATTTTCTACCGTCCTTATGTTTAATACTATTAATAATTCTACGTTCTAAATCGCCAGAAGTTTCTTCGTCGTAGTTACGATAAATTTCTTCTATTAAGTTTATTGCACTTTGTATAATATTGTTTCCACGACTTTCAATCAGATGTTTACGATCTCTTTCGTGAACAACCGAATTAAGTTCTTGTAATATACTTCTGGTTTGTTTTCTCATTACTATATCCATTTACTTTTTAGTATTTATCGTTAAATACAGTATAACATGAGTAGGGTATTATGTCAATTAAAACCACTACATATAAATAAATTTGCAAGAGAGGGTATTATATCATGGGACAGTTTAATAATAAAATAATGGCAGAGTTTAATCCACCTAGAAAATGGGTACTTGGTAGAAGTTTATCATATACTACAGAAGATTTAACAGCCGAAGATATAAAAGCACTAAAAGGTGTAGGAATTAAAGTTATGAACCAAACTATTACAGTACCACATGGATTTGTAACTGATTTAGCATCTGTGCCAAGAGCAATGTGGTGGTTAATAGCACCATTTGATGTAGCAAGAGCAGCAATTATTCACGACTTACTATACAAAACTATAAGACAGTATCGTTGGAAAAAAGGCGATAAACAAGATAGTGAACTTGTTAAGTCGGCTAAAATTGCATCAGATAAGGTATTCTTGTTAGGCATGCAGGATGCAGATCCTAAGATTCCTAAGTATAAAATTTATCTATCTTGGAAAGCAGTTGATTTATTTGGTAACGGTTCTATAGAGCCAAATGAAAGTAATATATAATTAAAACTTCCTAATATTATCAGGCAGTTTAAAATTTTGAATATTATTAAATTGACATGTAAAACTGTCTAAATTTTCTCTTACTAAGGATAAATTTTTTAAATGCCTATCCATGTAATCTAACTTTCTAATATTCTGACTTTCCAATAGTTTACGATTGAGTTCTAAAGCATTTAAAACTCTTAGTCCAGGGTGTAGCTCATACTGATAACTATGATCAATAATATCATCAAAGACATCAAATCCTATACGAGTAAGTTGCTCTGCTAATCTATATCCTCCACAAAATATAGGAAAACAACACCCATATAAGGACATTACATATTTTTCTGTAATACTACACGCTTTTTCCCAGAATACAGGTTCGGTAATAATTGCAAAAGTGCTAGAACAAAACTTTTCTTTAAACACATCATTCCACATAAAAACATTTTTTTCGTTCTGATATCCAGTCCGTAATCCAGTGTAACTAAATTGTGCTTCGTTATTATTAAAAGTAACAAATCTTTTGTTTAGAAAGCCATCAAAAGAATAACTTGTCAATCGTGTGTATTCTTCGACTTGAACAAAGTCATCATCTTCTATCTCCCAGCCTTGGGTATAGTCAAAATCTAAATGCTTGTTTTGATTAAACCATGCACTAACAAGAAGTCTATTTTCTCTACGTTTGCCCCCCATTATAAAGCAGTTTTGTTTATCCGAATATTCTGTTGTAACAGATTTTTCCAAAAAATCTGTACATTGAGTGCCAAGGTCTGCAATCCAAGGAATACATGTATGAGGATACGGAAAATCTGTCCAATGTAAGTAGTGCTTCATATATACATGTTCTACGTCTATGTTGTAATCTTTAATAATCTGCTCTATACTATTGTAAGGTTGATCACAATAGATGCTACTTGTTTCAAAGTCTGCTTCTATTGATGGGTTGAGAGGAGCCGGCTGATGATCTAAAACTATAACAATACCACTATTTCCTGGTAGATCTGTGATGTTATTAGGGGTTATTACTAACATTCTGTAACTGTCATTCTTTTCTTAGTAATTATTTACAAGTAAAGTAGCAGGGCACTCGGCTTGGAACACCCTGCTACAATAATTGTAACAGTTCTATATTTCTATTTAGATTTGTAAATGTGATATA